AGTGTTCTTTATCTCAAGAATTAATAAATATATTGTAGGCATGAAAGGCCAGCACGAATATCAGAAATTCTCAAGACTCCGTGAATGGGGAAAAAGAGTCGGATGCTGGTATCAAGCTCATCCCATAATTAAATATACTCTATGGGGCATAGGTGGGGATTATGCTATCAAAACTCTTATGGTCATAGGCCAACAACAAAAAATAATAACTGAGCTTTAAGAAGCAAATTTTCAGTTATAAAAATAATTGAAAGAGTTAGAGGCAAAAAAGAGTATTGTAGGGTCTTTTAAGGAATTTTGTGAAATATCAGGCCAAAAGATAGGCGACGTTGTTGTGAAGGGCTCGAAGGTAATATATTCTGTGTCAGCAACAGCGGTAAAAGGTAGCTGCAAAGAAATTGAAAAACAATCTTCTAGATTGCTCGCGAATATAAAATCACTGTGGGTACGTACCCCGAAGAAGATAACCCAATTCACCATCGAAGGTGTATCAGATCCTTTCCCTCATGATGATATGATGGTAGACCCAGAATGGGATATTGATGGCGGTTTGCTAGTTGGAATGAAAGCAACTAAGGAATTAGAGTTACTCCCAGACTTTATAACAAATTGCCAGTATGAGACCTCTTCAGGCCCTAATTATTTTGGTAGATGTATAACACGGGCCAAATATTTTGATTTAGCGGGGAATAGACTCAAAGATTTGCGGGCCTTAGAGCTATATTTGAAAACAATTGATACAGACCCACTTTGGAAGCTCCAGAAGATGGTTAATCCTGGTATCACCCCCCCCCCGCTAGTAGACATACATCCGCATTACGCTGGAACCAACCCAACAAACCTATTTAATGGGATGTTTACTCGGACTTTAGGAGCCAAATGTCCAATTGATTACAAGAAGGTCGAGCTTTACTTAAGGATAGCTGATCGGGTAGTGCAGGAACGAATTGGGATGTTCAAAGAATATATAGCCCTAAATGATCTCCCTACTATGGATGACTACATAAATGGTTTACCTGATGCAGCCCATAAAAAAGAAAACCTCCAATCTCTTAAAGAGTCTGAGCAACCATTGGCTTCACACAAAACGTTCTCGATGATGGTTAAAAGGGGTGAAACTCAATACACATCAAACCCTAAGCCGCGGTTCGTTATGGTCCCCAGTAGAAGATTTAAAGCAATACTTGGATGGTATAATAAAGTTCTGATCCACATTATGAAGCATACCATGGATTTATTTGTCCACGGGAAAAATAGTGAAGAATTGGAACTAGCT